GCAAACATCGGGGAACAAGCTATCCTAAACTCCGAAATCTGGATCACCGGAACGGGAACACCAGCGACCGATAATCTCGTCTTCGGCTACACGGGCCGGTATGACGAACATCGCTACCTCACTTCAAAACTCACCAACATTATGCGCCCTGCATCCAGCGGCGGCGTCGACACTGTCGGCACGCTCGCGTCCTGGCACTTGTCCGAAGACTTCGCAACACTTCCCGCGCTGGGCGCAACCTTCATCGAAGCAAATACCGCGATCCCTCTTGATCGCGCCATCGCAATCCCAACAGAACCACATATGATTGCGGACTTCTATCACACGATAAAAGCTGCGCTGCCTCTGCCGACTTACGGCGTGCCAGGCTTAACCCGACTCTAATGGGTAAAGGCACTTCAGGCGCAGCTACAACCGCCCTGGGTATTGCAAACCCGATAGCGGGCATTGCATCTACAATCCTGGGCGGATTATTCTCTGGGCGAGGCCAGGCCGAAGCCAATGAATCAAACGAGCGTATCGCTCGAGAAAACCGCGAATTTCAAAAAGACATGTCTAATACCGCTATTCAGCGGCGCATGGCAGACATGCGCAAAGGCGGACTTAATCCAATACTCGCCGGTAAATTCGACGCATCAACTCCAGCCGGCGCGATGGCCACAATGGGCAACGTCGGCGGCGCTATGACTGAGGGTGCAGCCAAAGGCGCAACGACTGCTCTCTCAGTCGCTCAACGCTCAAACATAAAAGCTAACACCCGCATCACTACTTTGAATGCGGATATCCTCGAACCGAAAGCCGCTGTTGCCCGTGGCATCTTCGCGGCCGGTTCTAAAATAAAAAACAGAGTCACAACTACTCCCCTGCCGTCTCTACCATCGCTAGGTCCAGGAACAGGCCTGGAACAATCACAAAGCTACCGCACACATAATGACGCAGGACTTAACGCTGTTGTCCAATGGAAAAAAGAATTCCCTAAGGCAACGAAAACTCAACTTGAAAAAGTATATAACGACGCCGTTAGGCGTTCGAAAAGAAGGAACTAAAATGTCACTTCATCTAATGTATAAAGCAAAAGACCGCACGCTCACCCGTAAGGGTATGCTCTCCTTGCGTGCCGATCCGGTCTACAAAGACGGTCGGACAATTCAGTCACACCAGGACGAAACAGACATTAATAAAATCATGGCCCGCTTCGCAGTAACGGGGACTATTTCACACCTTGCTAAAAACGAAGGCGTATACGGAGATTTCGCCGATTACGACTTCCATGAGCAACAGAATATGATCACTCGAGGCGAGACTATCTTCGCCGAGCTCGATGCAGAAATTCGTAGAGAATTTCATCAATCGCCGCAGGAGTTCTTTGACTATGTCAACGATCCGGGAAACATCAACGACCTGCGGAAAAAACTACCTGGTCTTCTAGAGCCAGGGCGTCAACTTGACGCAATAACTGAGGCATCTGCCGATCTAGAGGCCGCAAAGGCACTCTTAAAGGCGTCGGAAGACGCCGCTAAACGAACACCACCGGCAACGCCGAGATCTCCTGAGGAGATCTCTACGGAGCCCATTGAGGCTCCTACTACGCTTCCTGCGTAACCTAAGGCCCCGAAAGGGGCCTTTCACATATGTATGTCATTCAGATGACATACAAAATGGCGTCATGCCATACACGTACAGACACTACTAGACACTGTACTGGCGCACTGGTCCCAACCATGCGCCAAAAACAAAAAAAACAGCATGTAATCAGGAGCGAAGCGACAAACGTGCGTTAGCCCCCAGCGAAGCAACCGGCCCTCCCGCGAGAAAGCGCAGCGTCACGAGCATCGAGGGCCGGAAAAGGGCAAAAAAACGCACAAAACACAATAAACATGCTAATTGGGTCGAAGACGCATCGACAAATCGGGAAACGCTCCCCATAATGACCTCAACCTCTGGCGAGGTCCCTAGCCCGCCCCCCGCGGCTTCCCTAAAGCCAAAAGCGGGGACGCGGGCTTTAACAAGGAGCTATCATGCGACGCAAAATGTCCCGCAAAAAATCTCAACGCAACTTCAAAAGGCATTCCGGGACTCACCGGAAAAATACCCGCTTCAACCAACGCGGTGGCTACCGTCTCTAAATGCCCTGCTACAAACCGCTCAAAGGCTATCAAGACCTCATTACAGGCGGTCTGGTCTTTTCTAAAAAAAACGCGGTCAACAAAATGGAAGTTGCTTGTGGGCAGTGCTTTGGCTGTCGCGTGGATCACCGGCTCATGTGGTCAATCCGCATCATCCACGAAGCCTCTATGCACGTTAATCACTACGGCAATTCATGGGCTACTCTTACATATCGAAGCCCCTCAGCCTGCACTCAAAAACAACTCAATAGCGGACACTATGTCCCAAGGGACTACTCACTACGGCCATCGGACGTACAAAAATTCATTCGCTCGCTGCGTAAAGCAAACAAACAAAAAATACGATACTTCTATTGCGGCGAATACGGCGCTCTCTGGCGACCTCACTATCACATCTGTATCTTCAACCATTCGTTCAACGATATGGAAATCTACAAAGACGACGAGGGCGTCTACACTTTCACTTCTAAATCACTACAAAAACATTGGCCCCATGGCTTCACTACTTGCTCTGAACTCACACTCGATAACGCCGCTTATACGGCGGGCTATGCACTCGATAAAATTACAGGCGAAAGAGCCTGGGACCACTACTTACGCAACGACGAAGACGGCGTTGCTTACTGGCTACTGCCACCATACATCCGAATGTCAACCGGCCGTGGAAAACCCAGCGGCATAGGGGCATCATTCTATGAGAAATACACATCCGACTTCTTCCCGCGAGACATCTCTCCAATACCCGGTAACGGTCAATCCGAACTGGTGCCTCGGTACTACACGAATATTCTGGCCGAGCAAAATCCGGAGGTTCTCGCGGACATTAAAAAACTACGAAAACAATTTATCACTGCGCACGCTGCGGACTTCACTCCAGCTAGACTTAAAGATAAATACATCTGCGCGCGCGCTAAACAAGCACGACTAACCAGGAACCTGCCATGAAGGTACAAATCTATGCAATATTCGACTCCTGCTCTGGGCTCTATGAGAAGCCTTTCTTCCATACTGCTGACGATGTCGTCAGACGCGAATTTCAAGACATCGCAACCGATGAGAACACCGCTATCAGCAAGCATCCGGAACATTATTCACTCTGGCGACTCGGAAACTTCGATAACAATACCGGCGACATCGTTGACGAAGCCAACGAATGTCTATGGAACGCAATCGAAGCAATCTCGCAGCGACAAGCGTTAACGGGCAATCAGCTGGACCTGCTTCATACGCCAACTACGAATGTGGATGACAAAAACACACGTCAGTAATGCCATGCTCAGAAAAATACTACAATCACGTCAGCTGGGCGGAGCGCAATTGCGTTCCGCCCCTCTCACACAAGTTCTGGCAGCTACGCTGCTGGAACTATCTTGACCGACTGGATAGCGTTCCGTTCGAACGCGGAAATACAACTTACAGGACACTACCATGCGATCCCAACACAACTTTTCCCAGACACCTTCGGTCAACATTCCACGGTCGAGCTTCAATCTATCGCACTCACACAAAACGGCCTTCGATGCCGACGAGCTCGTCCCGATCTGCCAACCGATCGACGTAATTCCAGGAAGCACTTTCAATTTCAAGACATCGTTCTTTATGCGCTTAGCAACGCCCCTGGAACCCATTTTAGACAACCTCCATTTTGACACATTTGCGTTCTTCGTCGCATATCGAACTATTTGGATTAACCATGAACGCTTTCACGGCGCGCAAGACGACCCAGGCGATTCAATCTCCTTCACTATTCCAATACTCACTCGCACCAGCGACACGCAAAGCGGACTCGGCACTCTATGGGATTACTTCGGCCTGCCTACCCTGGCAATACCGGACGACGTTCCGGTTAGCGCAATGCCACATCGCGCTTACGTCAAAATATGGAATGACTGGTTCAGGTCAGCGACACTTCAAGACACGCACATTCAAAACACAGGCAACGGGCCAGACACACTGACAGACACTAGTGCGGCGGGTAACGTCCGCACAACACCATTCAAACGCGGAAAGCGTTTTGATATGTTTACTTCTGCGTTACCGGCGCCCCAGCGTGGGACAGCGGTTAGTCTTCCCCTGGGGACTACAGCTCCTATCATGGCAATCGCAACAACAGGCCAAACCGTAGGTATCTACGGCTCTGTGGGCGATTCGACTATCCGTAAACTTTCAACGGACGTCGCGGACCTCACTATGGATCTGGTCAATCCTGCTACTGTCTTAATGCAAGCGGATCTAAGCAATGCACTCGCACCGGATGTAAACGACATCAGACTCGCATTTGCAACTCAACACATTCTCGAACGCGACGCCCGAGCTGGAACCCGTTATGTGGAATCACTCTCGGCCAGATGGGGCGTCGTCTCTCCCGACTTCCGCCTTCAACGCGCGGAGTATCTCGGTGGCGGCTCAACACGTGTAAACGTGACACCTGTGCAGCAGAATACCGCCTCCACCGTTCCAACGACTCCCGCCGCACAAGACAAACTCGGCAACCTCGGCGGTGTCGGCACCGTCAACGGGACACACTCCTGGTCTAAATCGTTCGTCGAACACGGGGTTATCATCATCCTCGGAAACCTTCGCGGCGACATCTCCTATTCGCAGGGAGTCGACCGCTATTGGTCTAAATCCACACGCTACGATTTCGTATATCCCGAGATGGCAAACATCGGGGAACAAGCTATCCTAAACTCCGAAATCTGGATCACCGGAACGGGAACACCAGCGACCGATAATCTCGTCTTCGGCTACACGGGCCGGTATGACGAACATCGCTACCTCACTTCAAAACTCACCAACATTATG